CAACTAGCGGATACCTGTGGTGGAGAAGAGAAGAAAAAACAAGTAGGAGGTAGTCACTACCAAGTGGCTGCTATCCAGCCGTGGGACATTATGGCTGCTTACGGGCTTGATCCGTGGTCGGCTAATGTTGTGAAGTACATTCTTCGCTTTCCTTACAAAGCAGGTCGTCAGGATTTAGAGAAAGCACAACACTACATTGAATATCTTATTACGCATTACGACGAAGTAAAAGACACTTACTATGATTGAACTGAACAAACATAGACGGATTAACTTCTATGGAATAACAAACCAAGAAGACGCTAATCCAGCTTATCAGAAGGGACAGAAACTTATTAAGGAAGGGAACTGGGAATATGGTTTCTATCTACATGAGCTTCGGTCTCTTCCTAACCTAACACCAGTGTACGGAGTTAAGTCTAGTTTTGATAAGATGCGTGTGTGGATTCCCGGCATGAGCATCAAAGGTGAAAATGTTGTTGTGTGGTGTGAGGCTGGATGGGGCGATATGATTCAGTTCAGTCGCTTTATTCCGCTGCTTAAAGAAGCTGGTGCTAAATCAGTGAAATTAGCGTTCCCTCGTCAGATTCTAAAGCTGCTTAGAAGGCTTCCGAATCACGACGGTTTTTACGATATGGAACAGCCTATCAAGAATGGTATTCGTGTCAAAGTGATGTCTTTACCATATTGTCTTATGGAACATGGGGTTATGTCTCCTAAGCCAGTTGAGCACATTTATGGTGCAGAAGGTATCTTTAAGAATCTTGACCTACATCAAGAAAAAAGAGCTAAACCTGTGATAGGATACTGTTATACCACTACCAACACCAGTTGGAACATGAAGGCAAAACAAATGCCTAAAGAAATCATGTTGAACTTCATCAAAGAACACCCAGAGTTTGATTGGGTAAGTTTGCAGCAAGATGAAGGGTATCTCACTTCTGATTTATGGATTGACACTGCTGACAAAGTTCAAGCATTGGACGGAGTTATCTCTGTTGATTCAGCTATTGCACATATCGCTGGCTCGGTAGGTGTCCCTGTCGCTAATTTAATAGGACAAGGAAAATTATCTTGCTGGAGATGGTATCCTGCACTAGAAACTACATATTGGTATGATAGTATGAAGACTGTGTGGTTTGAGAAGTGGGAAGATGGTCTTAAAGAAGCAATTAAACATTTTAAAACTAAGGAAGTAAAAAATGCCGTTAACGCTAGTAGAGATAAAGGAAAGACTAAAACAGATACCAGAGTTAGACCTGTTAGAGCTACTAGAAGTAAGCAGTGAAGATATAGTAGAGATGTTCTCAGATCGTATTGAGGACAAAGCCGATAAACTAGAGAAAGAAGTGGAATAATGAGCAATACCTACACAATGACACCATATAACACCTTCATCGCTAAATCGAGATACAGTCGTTATCTTGACGATAAAGGTCGTCGTGAGCACTGGGATGAGACAGTGGCACGATACTTTGATTTTATTGAGAAGCACCTTGCAACAAAGCAGAACTACACACTCACTAAAGAGCTTCGTGCAGAGCTTGAGCAAGCCGTAGTAGCCTTAGATGTAGTACCAAGTATGCGTGCAGTGATGACAGCAGGACCAGCCCTAGAGCGTCAGAATGTGGCTGCATTTAACTGTTCGTATTTACCAATCGACGATCCTAAAGCCTTTGACGAAGCAATGTATATTCTTCTCTGTGGTACTGGTGTCGGATTCTCTGTGGAGCAAAAGTATGTCTCTAAGTTACCTGAAATCCCTTCTCAGTTGTTTGACAGTAAGACTTCTATTGTTGTGTCGGATTCTAAAGAAGGATGGGCTAAATCGTTACGACAGCTCTTGGCTCTTTTATACGCTGGGGAGATTCCAAAGTTTGACACTTCACGAGTTAGACCTGCGGGTGCAAGACTCCGAACTTTCGGAGGTAGAGCGTCTGGACCCGGACCTTTGGAAGAACTTTATAAGTTTTGTATCGCCAAGTTCAAAGGAGCAGTTGGTCGCCGTCTCTCTTCCCTTGAGTGCCATGATATTCTCTGCAAAATCGGGGAAGTTGTTGTTGTGGGTGGAGTCCGACGGTCAGCAATGATTTCTTTGTCTGATTTGTCAGACGATAAGATGGCTCATGCTAAAGCCGGTGCATGGTGGGATGGTCAAGGTCAACGAGCATTAGCGAATAACTCTGCTTCTTACTTAGAGACACCGTCTATTGGTCAATTCATGCGTGAATGGAGTTCTATCTATGAATCACACTCTGGTGAGCGTGGAATCTTTAATCGTGAAGCTAGTCAGAAGCAAGCTGCTAAGAATGGACGACGAGATGCGACTTATGAGTTCGGAACAAATCCATGTTCGGAAATCATTTTGCGTCCTTACCAATTCTGTAATCTGTCTAGTTGCATCATTAGAGCTACTGATACTGAGCTTGACATTAGCCGTAAGATCCGTTTGGCTACTATTCTTGGAACTTTTCAAGCGTCGTTAACAGACTTCCCTTACTTGCGTAAGATTTGGCAGAAGAACACAGAAGAAGAAGCGTTGTTAGGTGTGTCTATGACTGGTATCTGTGACAATGTATTATTGAATAACCCTGATGATGAATCATTGCCTGCTCGATTGGAGGAACTTCGTGATGTTGCTATTCGTACTAATGCTTTCTACGCTGACGCTATTGGAATTAATCAGAGTGTTGCTGTCACGGCGGTTAAACCCGAAGGAACCGTCAGTCAGTTATGCTCTACTGCCTCTGGTATTCATCCTCAGCACAGTAAATATTATATTCGTCGTGTCAGAGCTGATAACAAAGACCCACTAACACAGTTTATGATTCAAGCTGGGTTTGTAGCAGAGCCGTGTGTGATGAAGCCTGATTCAACAACAGTATTTAGTTTTCCTGTTGCTGTAGCAGAAGGTGGTTTGTTGCGTGAAGACTTATCAGCAATTCAGCACTTGAAGTTGTGGTTGATATTCCAGCGTCATTACTGTGAGCATAAGCCTTCAGTAACTATCTCTGTATTAGAGAAGGAATGGATGGATGTCGGAGCATGGACATTTAAGCACTTCGATGAAGTTACTGGTGTGTCTTTCTTGCCGATGGATGGTGGAACTTACAAACAAGCTCCATATGAAGAGTGTGATGAACAGACTTATAACCAGCTCAAGATGTTAGTCCCTGATACAGTAGATTGGGAGAACTTCAAAGAGTATGACGATAATGTGGAAGGTGCTCAGATGTTGTCATGCACCGCTGGTGGGTGTTCTATCTAAGTTTCAACGAGGGTGCTGAATTTAAGGTAGGGGGATTCTCTTGCTGTCGGCTGAAAGGTTGGTGAACCGCCCTCACCTTATATTGTGTAGTTCTTTGTAGCCACCCTTCGGGGTGGTTTTTTTTATTGCTCATTTTGTCAATATTTTAACCATTAACATATTTTTTCTTTCTTGTGGTGCTTTGTGTCTTGTGTTAAAGTTTTATATTGGTGGCAGTTAGCACATAAAGTCTGTAAATTTTCTAGCTTATTGTTTTTTCTGTTTCCGTCTATGTGGTCAACTTCTAACATTTCTGGAAACATGGGAAGTGCATCGCACATAAAGCCTAATCTTTTATCTATATTTTCACAGTAGTCTTTTTTATGTCGTTGATACCTATCTGCTCTGTGTGCACTGCACCATAAAAAATAATAAACTTTTCCGTTTTTAGAGCCTTGCTTAGCTCTGTTTTTTTCACACCCTTCCCAAGCACATTTCATAATATTCTCCATTAACATTGTTGGATGTTATTATATCATACACTATGTTAAAAGATAGAAAAGTATGTTAAATACTTGATTTGTAAGAAAAAGTGTTTCTTATAGTGTACAAAATGTGTAATATACTACACAATTAATTGAACGGACGAGTGCCAGATTTGTCTATTATCAGTGCCTGACGACGGGGCGGACGATTAGGGCTATCAGGAACGCTTATATGGGTCCAAGAGCCGAATTCTTCGATGATCTGGTCAAAGGGTACATTGGCATCAATGCAAGCCTGTACTACCTGTTTAGGGGTCATTCCGGGGACTCTAATATCAGCAGCACATCCGATACGGTGTTGGCTGGTATCTTTAGAACCTACGGCATCATTGACTGGTTTAGACCTAAATGCAGAGTTAACCAAAATAGGCTTCTTTAGAAGCTCACGAACTTGCTCTAACAATAAAGCTATACGGATTAGGTTAGTCTTCTCGGTAGCATTAGGAGTATTATCTAAGTTCTTACGAACAGCTATTTCAGATACAGTTAACTCTTCTAAGCTGAAGTTTTCAGTTAGCTTCATTCAGCTTCTCCAATCTTAATACCTGTAATGAGACCAATAAAGCCACCAACAATAGTCTGGAAAGCTGGGGATAGAATCTCAAACACTTTATTATTATCTACCTTGTCGTGAAAGAGACCAATCAGCATTACCATAACCATTGACATCAAAATAATAGCTAAAGACGCTGTTGCTAACATTGTCATCTTTTCAGAGTGCTTCATTTAACTTCTTTCTCTTTAGATTTCATGTCCATAATCTTCTCTAGTGTACGACCACCAAAGTAGAAAGACATAATCAACATACCCCACTGACCTAACAGCTCTACATACTTGGTGTTAGTGTCCATACCAAAAGCAGACATCATTGCAAACACAAAGTATCCAGATAGAATAGCAATCAATGTCATAGGTCTAATGTTCTTAGACAACCATGAGTCACTAGCCATATCCGACTGTTGACGCTTAGTTAGTTCTTGTTGCTCTGCAATGTCAGCGTTGATCTGAGCTAACTCACCGTTCTGTTGCATCTGCAGAAGCTCTAACTGAGCCTTTGCTTTCTGCTCTGGATCAGGAAAGAACTTGTCGATTAACTTAGAACCGACACCGAGGATTAAGGTGATTGGGTCCATTATTGCATTTCTTTAAGTTGTTCACGAACATTAGAAGGGACGACACCAAAGAGAGAAGGATTACTCATCAATGCCTCAGATACTGCTTTACGAGTAGCACCGGGGTCTTGCATGAGTTTCTTAGCAGCACCGTAAGTAAGACCAGAAGCAACTAAGATAGGACCAGCAATCAGTGGTGAGAAGAAACCTAACGCACCAAGACCTGTCAACTTACCAGCAATCATCAGTGTACGGAACTTAGCAGCTTCAGGAGTTGTATCCCCAACAATGTTCAGAGCCTTAGTAGCTTCAGCTTGTAGTGGTGCAGTACCCATTGCAGCTTCGATGTCACCGCCTTGTTTAGCAGCAACTTTAGCCAGTTCAGCAGGACTATAAGTACCAGCAGTTCCACCAAGTTCAGCAGCGTTCTTCTGAGTAGCTTCCATGATGCGTGAGCGTTGCATATAAGCTAAGTTAGCCTTAGTGATGTCGCCAGCTTTATCATTACGCAGAATAAGAGCTTTGATTGCCTTGTAAGCATCGTCATAACCAGCTTTAAGAACTTCAGCAGGGGTATCTGTGGCTTTAATCGAATCAATCTTTTTGCGGAAGATTTCTTCTAATGACTTCAAGTCTTTACCTGTTAGTGTTCCGTCTTTAGCACGACGGTCGATGTTAGCAGTAATGAAGTTCTTAAAACCAGTAGAAAGTTTCTTATTATCCAAAGTATCTGCTACTTGAGCTTGTACACTCTTCAAAGCATCGTTAAACTCACCGTCTCTTGCAACAGTACCAATCTTCTCTAACGCATTATCGTAGAAGTTAGTTAGTTTATTCTGAATGTATCCAAAGATTTGTTGACCGTTCTTCATATTTGCTGGTAGTTTCTCACCAACAATATTTAAAACATCGTCACCTGTAGACTTAGTAAAAGCTAAGTTGATAGCGTCTTTGTCTACACGCATAAAAGGTAAATCTAATTTCTCAATCTGACGATACAAAACACCGGGGATACCTTCGTAGGCTTGACCGGGAGTAACAGGAATACCTTTATCCATCAACTCACGAACACCGGCTTTAAGTGTTGGAGTCAAAGCATTAGCAACACCGCCAACTAAACGACCAGCAACAGCACCTAAACCCATCTGTTCTACTTTACCAGCTAGAACATCAGACATCGTTAAGTCTTCACCTAATACAGGTGTCATTGCAGCACCAGCAGCACCGCCTAGAGCAGCACGACCACCAGTACCACCGGGAAGAAAACGATTCACAGGACTGATGATTGAGCCAGCTAATTCAGCCCAGTCAAACCCTGTAGCACCTGCATTAGCTCTTTGTGTCTCATAAGATTTTTGAGCTTCTTGTGCAAACTGACGACCTGTCTCACCGCCTACGACTTGAGCAGCGGCAGCGACTGGGTTAATGACAGCACCTTTAGCTGCACCAGCACCTACCTGCAGAGCACGATTTACACCCTGTCCAACAGCTTGCATTGCTGGACCTTGCTCAGTCTGTTGTTCTTGTCCTAAAAAACTAAACGGATTGGACGGATCAGCTACCATTGATTCAGGAGCAGCGGTTCCAGTTTGAGCAGGTAGCCGTTCTTTTTGTTTTGTAGTTGCTGCTAATTCCTCTAAGTCAGCATCGGACAAAGAAGTTGCTGAGTTAAATACAACTCCGTTAATGGTATATTTAGGCATCTTATTCCTCAGTTACAGTAACACCAGATTTCAGTGTACGAGTCTTGCCTTTGCTAGGCTGTGCTTGAGTTTCTTTTTTCTTACCAAATTCAAGTGGAGCAGTTGCTGTTACAGAAGGTTTAAATCCAAACTGTTCTGAGCTACGACCAATATGGAACTGTAAACGCTCTTTAGTACGGTTAACCCAATTAGCCAAAGCAACAGGGTCTGAATAGCCCGGAAAGCTCTTCATCGCTGCTCTCATATCAGCATCAGAAGCTGAACCCGGAGGAAGCTGACCAATCTGCTCAAGTAATTGCGATGCAGCAATCTTAGACTGTGCATCAAGAGTTTTCTTAGAGGCTAATGCTTTAGCTTCAGCTTTAGTTGTCCAATCTACATAGCTTTCAGCATCTTTTACATCAGTTTCACTTACATCATTCAATGTTTTAAGTAAACGCTGATTTGTTTCAAACTCTGAACGAACAGTTTTCATTTCTGTTGGTCCAAGAATTTGACCACTAATATCACGATATGCACCAGATTTACCAACAGGACCGGGAGCACCAATACCACCTTCACCACCACCAGCAGCTTTTGCCTTACGAGCAATAGAAGCCTCAATAGCTTTAGCTTGTTGGTCTGGAGAACCAAACTGACGGAACACTTTAAGATACTGTTCTTCAGTAGGATTATCACCTAATTTCATTAACTCTTCACGAAGTTTCTCATCTTGTGAAACCTTACGCTCTGACAAAGCAATATCAGCACGAGTCTTCTGTAAGCCTAATCCAGACTGTTCACGCTTATCGGCTTCAGTAGTAGCCATCTGAGCTAAGTCAGGAGCACCATTTTGAGCTAATGCAGCAGCATACTGACGCAATCCAGCAGGAGTCGTAATGTCAAACTGAGTGGATAGCTTCTTAGCCATAGACGCTTTTTCCATCTCAGCATCACCACCTAGTAGACCGCCAATACCACGACCTAATCCAGCAGAGCCTTGATAGATAGACATCTTAGCTTGTTGAAGTGGATCAAGTTGAGCATAGCGAAACGCATTAGCTGCATCAGTCGCTTGTCGTTGTTGTGTTAACTGTTGTGGGTCAACACCAAATAAACCACCTACAATATTATCTGCCATTAAAATGCTCCTGAAGCCCAACTAGAAGTTGGCATTGTGTTAATATCGACATTACGGTTTGTTCCGCTACTTCCAATTAAACTGCTAAACCAACTAGAAGCACCACCGCCACCTCCCATGCCACCCATAGCAGAACCAGCACCACTAAGAGCTGTACCCATAGGACTGTATCCTTGATATTGGCTATAAGCCTGAGCTGCGGCAGCTTGTGGTTGTAAGTATAACTGACCTTGACGAGCACCTGCTTGAGCATATTGATTAGCAAGGTCAATAGATTGAGTATACGGCTGTTGACCCATTGCTTCAGTGGTTCCGAGCATACCTAATTGTGTCTTTAGTGGGTTATAAGCTGCAGATTCCAAAGCAGGAACTTGACCTAACAGCTCACCGCCAGTACCAAATAAACCAGCACCATAAGTAGTACGCTGACGACCATAAACATCAGCCTCAGCAGCTAGTTTAGCGTTTTGTTGTGCAAGAGCATTATAATACGCAGCCATTTCTGGATTAGTTGCCGCCATTCCTGTTGAAGTACCGCCAGTCGCTAGACCTGTACGACCTGTCTGTAATTGTTGGTTGCGAATGTTTGCTAGTTGTTGCTCACGGGTTCCAGCTAACAAACCTTGTTGTTGAGTCATGTAATCTTGAGCAGCTTGTTCTGGAGAAGTAGCTAAATACTGTTGACCAAGATTAAATAAAGAAGTAGCACCACCAAGAATAGGCTGAGCAGCCTCGCTAATCTTTGTTGGGTCATACGCACCTGCTTGAGCAAACAAACGGTCTTGAATAGCTTTAAGTTCAGGAGAGAGAGTATAACTTCCTGCTCCTTCAGGTGTAAAAGCTGAAGTACCAAAAGCTGTAGTTGTTCCATACGGCTTAAACTGAGCCATTGCTGATGCTCTATCAGCAGCAGCTCGTAATGCCTCTGCCTGTCCTTTAGAAGCATCTGCTGCTTTAGAACCTGAGATTAAACCACCAGCTAGTGATAGTGCTGGACTTACGATTGAAGCTGCTCCACCCATTATAGACTCCTGCTATATATATGATACATTTGTTTATCCTGATTTATAAAATCTTCTTGAAACTCAAAACCTATTGATTTACCAAACTTTACTAGCTTCGTATTGTCTTCATGTGCTATTGCAACTAAAGGAACAGATACTAGATGCTGCAGTAAATTCAAATCTTCTAAATACTTTACTTTTACTTCCGGTGTCCACTTACGGACATCTGTATGAAACCAGAGTAGTCCTGCATGAAGCTCTAATAACATTGTATAGTCTTCACGAATGACTACAGGTACTTTGAAACTCAAGCTGTACGCTTCCACATCTTAACAACTACATACGGTTGTATATTAGCATTAGTACCGCTTGAGCCAGTAGAATCTGTAGTGCCTGATACTGGGTGAGTATGTGCTCCAGCAGACGCAGTAGTCATTGTGCTAGAACCAATCCAGTCAGGAACAGAACCTGCAGCATTGTTAGGCTGATAGTTAGAACCCTGATATGTGTGGGAGTGAGTACCAGCAGAATCAGTAGTAGTAGAAAATGTATGTGTATGGCTTACAGCAATAGCGTCTTTCGAACCGCCTGTTTCTTCTAATGTGTCAAAGAGTGTGTCTGCAGAATCAAGACCAACTAATACTTTACCAGCGCCAAAGGCTGTCCATGTACCAAAACCTAACAATGTTGCAGGGTTAGTAGACACACTAGCGTTGATATAGATAGACCCAACAGGGTATGCTGCGGATAACGCAGCTGTTACAAAAGCTGTAGTAGCTAACTGAGTTGTATTAGTCCCTAACGTAGCGGTAGGGGCTGTAGGTGTTCCTGTTAATGCGGGGCTGTTAGTATTTGCTTTAGATGCGATAGCATTAGCCAAAGCATTAAACTCGTTATCAAGCTCTATGCCTTTAACAATCTTTGATGGGTCAGTTGTAACTAAACCGTCTTTAATAGCAAAGTTAGTTGATTTTACATAATCACTCATGTTGTTTTTCCTGATGCGTAGAATAAATCAATCTTTTGAACAGACAACGGATTACCGTTAATATCTGTTTCAAAGCCAAGTTGTATTACTTTTCCATTACCGCTAAGGTTGGTCTGTGTATTAACCAAGTCAATACCATCGCTATATTTAGCTTCGTTATATTTATCAACATTGTAATAACTAGAAGTCTGAGCTGGTAATGTAATAGACCCTGAGCGATATAACTCAGAATAATCAAAACCCCACTTAATAGTTAAAGGTTGTGAAGAACCACCGATAGCAGTAAGATACAGCTTCTTTAAGAACTTTAAGTTAGTTGGTGTGTCTAGATCAAAGAAGTTGGTAAAGTACACCATACGATACTTAGTACCGTTATCTTGATATGTATTATACTTACCAATATAGCCAATTTCACCTAAAAACAAACTACGGTCTTGCATAACGCAGAAAGCAGTTGGATTAATCTGATTCCATACTGTAACTCTGGCAGCACCGTTCTCTAGTGTTCCTCTTGTATCAAAACAATAAGTAACTTTAGATGTTGGTAATGCTAGTAGATACATGGCATCATTAGGGAAGTAAACACCTTTGATGCCAGCAACTACTTCACCGTTAACATACGACATTAGTTCATCACGAACATTCTTTGATACATCTCGTAAAGGTAGTGAACGCTCTTGTGTCAAACGCAATAAAGACTGAACACCAGTATCAGACAAGAATAGAATATCTGTACCCGCAACAGATGCTACTGAGTCACGAGCAATACAACCAATGTTAGTAATGATGTCATCTACTTTCATTGTTGCTGGATCTTTAGCACCTGAATAGATAACAATGTGTTTCTTACAAAATATAATTAAGAAACCATTATGTTGTGCTAATGCAACAATAGGATCTCCAGTAGGAATAACAGCACTAATGTCTAAGTAACCAGCAGTTCCTGTTGTCCAGTCTGAAGGGTCTTGGATGTCAGTGAAGTAGACAGTCTGTGTATCGTTAGACGCTACATTGGCTACCCATAAACGACCAAATGCGTAGATACCGCAAGAAGGTTTAAATGTATCAACAGTATAAGGACTAGGGAATGTAGCAATGTCACCTAATCGTTGGAAACCATAACCATCCACATGCGAATGAGGAGGAGTACCTAACTTGTGCATTACAAGAGGAATATGTCCTTCTTGAACCCAAACAGCGTGTGCTGAAGCGGTAGAGCCTGTGCCTAGTGGCATATTGACAGGCTGCCAGTTATCATCAGTGATGCTGTAAGTCGTTAAAATGTTAACAATGTTTGCAGAACCACTGGTTGACTCAGAAGAAGGAGAAGTGAATGTAAACGCACTTCCACTTGTTACTGTAACGGTATAGATACCTTCATCAGCAGTTCCTGATGTTGGTCCAAAGTAAACTTTATTACCAGTAGAATAACCATGACTAGAAGAAGTAACGGTAACAGTTGTTCCTGTCTGGCTATAAGTTGTAGTTGAATCAGGGTGAAACAGTGTTCCACCAACAGGATATTCTATGTAAGCACCAGTAGTAGGGTGTGTTCCGTAAATCTTATTGTTAGCAGCAGCAAAAGTTAGGTTGTTATCAGCTTTAACAAACTCAAATACTGTCTTAACAGAACCAGAGTTAAATGCGGTAGGATTAACTTTTGTCCAACCCTTACGTGAACCAATACGACCAAACTTATCAATAACACAGTTATCAGCTTTCAAGGCAAACCCTGAAGCTAAGGTAACACCAGAATCCTGACTGTTTAAGCCATAGAATCCTGGAGCAGCGATAGAAGCAGCTTTCATTGCCTTCATACTGCGAACCACTCCCCTTCCTCAACGTACCTGCCGCTTTCCAAAGCAATAGCGTCTGCAAGGCTTGTTAGATACAAAGCATACGCTTCGTTACCTTGAAGACCAGCATCTTCACCACGCTCTGCGATAGCCCTTGCATAAGCACCCATGATGACAGGCTCATGCGGTACAAAAAGAACATCAGCATCAGCTACAAGTTCTGTCTGTGGCTTGATAATATTAAAGCGTACGTTGTATACACCGTCAGGGATAGGATAGAAGTCTACCTGTGTATCCCCGTTAGAGTTAGTACCGTTAAAGTTAAAATAGATTGGAGCCCCTTTAGGAGGGTCATTAACTAAAAAGGCTTGGTCCATCCAACGAGTAGTACGATTCTGCATAATTATGTTGCTAGAATCGTTGATGATGTCAATTAGACGGAAGCGTTGTCCAGAACCGACTAAAACATAGTTAAAGATGTCTTGTGAGGTTACTGCTGATAAAGTATCAGATAATGAGTTCCAGTTGTAAGCATCTTCAACCTGACGCTTGGAATCATTGATATAAGTCGCAATGAGCTTAACATACTCATTGTCGTTAACCGAAGTAGCTTCAGGCTCACGCAATCTGCGTAAGACACTATTAGTCAGTTGGAGGTAATTGTAAGCAGCCATTATTAACCTTTATGTTTCTTGAGATATGCTATTGCTTTGTGTAAAATAGAATTGTCTTCTTTAAACATTCCAATTCCTGTATTACAGGCATTACACAATAAATCTCTAATAATTCCTGTTTTGTGGTCGTGGTCAACACAGAGGTCACGTTGTAAATCAACTTCGTCTGTTCCACATATTGCACACTTATGATTTTGTGCTTTTAATTTTGCGTGATATTCATTTAAACTCAACCCGTACGTTTGTTGCAAATGCTTCTTTTTTGAGTTTATTTTTCCTTTATCCGAAGCATCGTATTTTTTAACTACATTCTTACCTTGTTCAGATTTAGAGTACTCTGACTTACGTGCTTTTACGTCAGGCTTGTTCCTGTACTTTTTTAACTTATCTAAAGCCACATAAGGGTCAAAATCATTCATCTGCGTATCTTAGCATAGTTGTTGCAAAAAAGCAACACTTTTCTTTACTTTTTTACTAGCAATCCCACTTCTTCAATGCTAGTGCTTTCCGAGTTGGTCTACCTTTTTCGTCCTTCATAGGACCTGCTACACCGCCCATTCGAGCACAGAAGCTCTTACGACGACCAGCAGCTTTAGGCGACTTAGCAGCCTCTTTAGCAGACACAGGTGGCTTTAGCTTAGAGCCTGTAGTCTTGTTGTAATAGTCTCTACCTTTCTGATTGAGACCACCTTCAGGGTTCTGAAACGCTTTCTTAGGCATTATTTCTTTACTTTCTTAGCTGTTTTAGCTGAGTCTTTAAAGTCTTTAGCGCTAGGAGCACCTTTAGAGCCTACCTTACGCATCTTCTCGCCTGATCCTGCCTTGATACGTGCTTTCTTGGCTGCGATGTTGGCATATAGTCCTTGTTTCATTTCTTAGCTTTCTTCTTAGTTTTACCAGCAGATGCAAGAGCAATAGCTACTGCTTGCTTTTGAGGTTTACCTTCTTTAACCATCTTAGAGATGTTTTTACTTACTGTCTTCTCTGATTTACCTTTGTATAACGGCATAGCAACTCCTATAAATGTTTAATAATCCAGTCTTTAAATAATGTAAGGAAGATACCGATACCACTAGCAATGAAAGCTACACCGCCTAAGAAACCTTTGTAGCGAGTCATCTCATCTTTAATCTCGTGCATCAGGTGTAGAAGTTCTTTGTGGTTAGCTTCTAAGTCTTCTACCTTAGTCTCAATAACTGCTATGCGTTCGTAGTGGTCGCTCATATCACGCTTTCAACGCATCAATCTGCTCTTGCAACTTAGCAATTTGTTCTTCTTTAGTTGGCTGAGTAGCTAACCATTCTGCGTACTGGGCTTGTGCTTGTGATACTTCTTCAGCAGTTAGTTCAACCACTTTGCGTTCACCAGTAATAACATCAATTTCTATTCTGTTCATGGTTTACTCGTAAAGAATGTTGATTGAGCCAGCATCGAATGTATCTGTGCCATTGGCAAAAGTTACTTGAACTTGAGTTAAAGCACCGCCTAATGCAATACTACCTGCTGATATAGATGTATTTGTGCCATCACTTCTAGCAAAAGTACCAGCTTCTACCCAAGAATTGTTATTGATTAAGTCTATAGTCATTAATCCATGAAAAATTACTCCAGCACCGCTTTGACCAGTTAAATATATGCCAAATCCATTTGTGTAATTATTTGTGCCAACAGTATTACCAAATGCACTAGCCGAACTTAAATATCCGCTAGAAACAAATCCACCGCTTGTACCAAGTCTAATTAAAAAATCACTAGAACCATTACCGCTAACACCTTGAAGCATTACAGTAATACGCTTTACCCAGCTAGGGATAGAAGTAAAAGTAATGCTTGTACCACTTGTAGAAGCTACGGCAGTACCAGCAATGAAAGCACCGCTATTGTCTAAAACACCGCTTGTACCGCTTAGTTGTAATGGCATGATTACACTCCAGCTTTAAGGCTACGCAATTCGTCTAATGTAGTTGCAGAGAAGTTAGTTACATCTCGTAAACGCTGCTTCTCAGCAACGATAGCAGTAGTGTCTGCACCTGATTCTAATGCTCTTTGGAAGGCTACATCTTGTGCGGCTAAGAGTGGTTCTCTTTCGCTACGCAGACGCTTCTTAGTGAGTTCTACGGCTTTGGCTAGGCTAACTTCTACCTTGCCATCTACCAGTTCCCAAGCATCGAAAAAGTCATTAGCAGTTGGAAGTGCTGAAGAATCAACAATCATTGCACCTTTTGGAGTGTCTTTAGCTAATACTGCTTCGATTGAAATTTCGCCAGTAGGGATGGTAACGCTTACACCACCGTTTGAGTTTGAGAATACGATTACTTGTGTCATTTTAAGTCCTTTAATTAACGGAAGATTGCAATATTAAACTGAGACACATCCGCAGGATTAGGCCCCCAGTTACCCTCTGTTCCATGTTGAGTGGAAATAAACCTTACAGAAGTTGTTGTTCGGTTTCCTGTGTCTTTTTGGGAAACAAAATACTGTAGTGATGGGTCTGTTCCTGTAGTACCTGCACTACCTATTGCACTATAATTTATATCAGCTAGAGCATTGGTAAAATTGATTGTGTAATCGCCAGTACCGTTATCGGTAATTGAAGAAACATTGTAAGAAGCCCTAATAGCTACTGTTCCTGTACCATTAAAGTTTACCCAAGCCTTTGCAGAACCTTGAATACAGTTAGTAGAAGAAGTGCTATTGAAACCATCCGAAAGTTGAGAAATCGTAAGCGTTCCAGCCATTATGCTTCTCCTGAATTATTGTGTGCCATGATTTATCCTTATGAACTAAATACTGCAATGTTAAGACCATAATCAAATGCTGTAAGCACTCCAGCACCAGTACCTCCATATCCCTCAGTTACAGTAACCGCAGAAGTCGTATATGTAGTTGGATAAGCAACGATATTATTTGAGCCTGATTGCGTTGGGGATACAGATGCTACATAGTTTGCACTAGGCATTGCAGTCGTAAAGTTAAAAGTGTAGTTTCCTGCACTATTTCTAGTAAGGCTAGAAATATTAAATGAACTAGTTAAAGTAACGGCAGAACCTCCGTTATAAGCACAAATAGCCCATGCTTTAGCAATACCAGTCATGCCATTTTGAGTGGCTAAAACACCGCTACTTGCTTTTAATGTATCTATCGTTAATTGACCAGCCATAATTTATCCTTTTAGTTGGTTCATTTTATATTAGACAATGACCCATGTCGAGCCAGTAGATACCGTTACGGTAACACCTGTGTCGATTGTTATTGGGCCGGCTGACATTGCATTTTTAGTCGCTGGAATTGTGTAGCTTACAGTAACAGTTTGGTCGTTTTCATAAAATACTTCATTACCGCGCCCACCAGTAGCACCACCACCGCTTCCAATAGCGGACCATATTCCGAATGTATATGTACCAATTACAGTAGCAGGACCAGCCGGATTACTTAGCATTGTGTAAGTAAATTGGGTATCGCTAGTTACTGTAATAAAGAATGAACCGTTATAGGCGGCAGGAGTAAACCCTGTAAGAGTTACATAATCACCAGTAGCCATTCCATGCGGTATATCCGTAGTCGCAGTAGCTACTAAAAGTAC